GGCGGTGGAGGCGGGGCTGCGCCGGGCGGTGCAGGTGGTGGTTCGGGTGGTGGTGCAACAGGTAGCACTACATCTATTACTGCAGCAAGCTATACATTGATTGCAACGGGCGGCGGTGGTGGATCTTCTGCAGGTGGAGACCGTAGTAACGGATCACCGGGCGGGGGTGGCTCAGGTTCAGGCGGTTCAACAAATCTTACGGGTAGCTCTGGAAGTTCCGGTTCTCGCGGACAAGGCGGTTCTGGTGGCGCAGGTGCAAATGGCGGTAATGGCGGAAGCGGTGGGACTATTCCCGGCGGTGGTTCACAAGCCATTTCAGGAAACCCCGGTTCGGCTCCTGCAGGTGGCGGGGGCGGCGCTGTGTTTGACGAAGATATTAATAACGGATCTAAATCTTGGTCCACTGGTGGCGGTGGAGGTGGAGGTGGTTACACGTCTATTACTGCCACGCCTTCAACTGGTCCAAGCCCCGGTGCTGTTTTATCTTATACGGTCGGAGCCGGTGGGTCAGCAGGTGGCGGGTACAACGGTTCAGGTGCAAACGGTCGTTTAACCATAACGTGGTCGTAACATGATATTTACTTGGACGTTTCCCCAGTTCATCGTTAACCCAACGTCTGACGGCTTGTCCAACGTGGTTACGGCCATTAACTGGATCTGCACTGGCACGGATGGCACGATTTCGTCATCTTCTTCTGGTACAGCAAGCCTTGGAACGCCTAACCCCGCAGAATTTGTGCCTTACGCGGATATTACGCAGTCTTTAGCCTATCAGTGGGTGGCGGGTTGCATCAGTATGCCGGCGGTTGAGAGTGGAATCGCGCAGCAAATTATTGTATTGTCCAAACCGGTTGTGCAAACGCAAGCACCGCCATTTTAACCTAAGAGGGAAACATGGAAAATTTAGAATTAGAGCTAAAGCTAACCGTTGCTCACGTTAATACGGTTTTAAAGCATCTTGGCGCCGGTGTTTATGCTGAAGTTGCTGACCTTATTACTCTTCTGCACGGCCAAGCCAAACCTCAGATTGAATCTGCTGTTCCGGCAGCTCCTGCACCAACAGAAACTCCGACGGAATAATATGGATCCATTTACCCTCATCGCCGGCGCGACAGCGATCTATAATTCGATCAAATCCGCCGTCGATGCAGGGCAGGATATGATGGCGACTGCGGAAAAGGTAAGCAACCTCTTTGGCAAGATTGGCCAGATTGTTACGATTGCATCAACGCCTCGTAAGAAAAAAATGTTTCAAAGCCAAGCCGAGTTTGAGGCAGAGGCCGTTAAAATATATGCCGTCAAGGCAAAAGCCCTTGATATGCAACTTCAAGTAAAAAACTTGTTTGTCGGCCAATACGGTCCAGCAGCATGGGAAGGCATACAACGGCAGGTGATTGAAATGCGTAAGGAAGCGGCTCGTCAGGCGGCTGCAGCCTTAAAAGAACAGGAAGAAGCCCGTAAGGACTTAATTATGGTTAGCAGCATCGTGGGCTTTTTGGTATTAGGTATTGCTGCAATTGGTGTTTTTCTCATGCTAACGGTGAAATGACATGGATATCTTAAAGACGTTTGGACCATTAATTGGTTCGGTTGCTCCCACCATTGCCACCGCTCTTGGCGGTCCTGTTGCCGGTATGGCCGTTAAAGCTGTATCAAATGCCCTCTTCGGCCATGAGAATGGCACTGAAGATGACATTATGTCGGCTCTTGCCAATCCAACGGGCGATCAGTTGGCTCAACTTAAAAAGATTGACGCGGACTTTAAGGTCCAGATGAAATCTTTGGACATTGATCTTGAACGTATTTCTGAACAAGATCGTGATTCAGCTCGTAATATGCAAATCGCAACCCGCGATTGGATTCCCCGTGTATTGGCGGTCGGCGTCACTCTGGGCTTCTTTGGGATCATTGCATACATCTTGCACTTTGGCCTTCCAGCTACGGGCGGCGAGGCTCTTTTAATGCTGATTGGTACGCTTGGGACAGCTTGGACTAGCGTCATGGGGTTTTATTTTGGCTCGTCCGCCGGCTCCAAACAAAAGACAGATGCCCTGACGGCTTCTTTGGGGAATAAGCAGTGAAAGAGAATTTCCCACAATGTTTTGCCCTCGTCCTTAAAAACGAAGGTGGATATGTTGATAACCCTGCCGACCCCGGCGGGGCTACCAATTTAGGCTGCACCAAGGCAACTTGGGAGGCTTGGGTTGGCCATCCCGTGACTAAAGACGACATTAAGGCGTTAATGCCAAAAGACGTCATGCCGTTGTATAAGGCCAAGTATTGGGATACAATTAACGGTGACAATCTGCCGGAAGGCGTAGATTATGCCGTCTTCGATTTTGCCATCAACTCGGGGCCGTCCCGCGCAGCAAAAGCCCTGCAGTCGGTACTCAATACCAATCCAGACGGCCAAATCGGACCCACCACGTTACGCGCTCTTGAAACGGCAAACGCTCGTGAAGTTGCTACAGCGGTATGCGAAGCCCGACTAGCCTTCTTACAATCTCTGTCAACTTATGGTACTTTTGGCAAAGGCTGGTCCCGTCGGGTGTCAGAAGTCGAGCAAACCGCATTTAACATGGTGTAAACATGGATTATAACACCTACGTCCAGCAAATAGCGACAATGGCGGTTGTTCCCACAACGGACACCAACTTCCAGATCATTTTGCCCCAAATGATTAGCTATGCCGAATTGCGGATGCAGCGTGATCTTGACTTCTTGTCAACCCAGATCAGCAATTCGTCTTATTCCTTGACGGCAGGTAGTGGCACTTTAACGATCCCAACGTCTGCCTTTGTGGTCATGGAGACGTTTGAAGTTATTGATGGATCTGGCAGTTCTGCGCCTTTGTTGCCTGTAACAAAGGAATTTATTCAAAATGTATATGGCACGGGATCTACTACCGGCTTGCCACAATACTTTGCCGTTTATGGCGGTGATTCGGCCACAACTGGTCTGACTAGTCAAAATATGATTGTCGGTCCTATTCCTGACCTCAATTACGCTATTCGTTTGACTGGGACTGTTCGCTCTGCGCCGCTTTCGGCTACGAATACCCAAACTTTTATATCCGTATATCTGCCAGATATGTTTATTATGGCGTCTATGATTTATATTTCTGCTTATCAAAGAAACTTTGGCCGGATGAACGACGATCCGCAAATGGCTCAAAGTTACGAAGGCCAATATCAGGCGTTGAAGGCAAGCGCCCTAATTGAAGAAAATAGGAAAAAGTTTGAAGCTTCGGCATGGTCGTCTTATTCGACGGCGCCGGCTGCTACGCCAAATAGGGGATAATCATGCCCCACAATACGATTAAGCTGAAGCCCGGCGTAGAAACCAACACAACACCTGCGTTGAACGAGGCAGCATACTCGTCGTCGTCTTTTATACGGTTTTTGCCAGAGCGTAACGGCTATGGGTTGGCTCAAAAGCTCGGCGGGTGGGTGGCCTACTATGCGTCATCAATCGGTTCCAAAATACGCGCACTTAAAGGTTGGGCAGACCTTAACGCCACGAACCACCTTGGTATTGGTGCCGAATCTTCATTGAGCGTTTTAACAGGCAATAACCTTGTTGATATTACGCCTCAAACGTCTGTAACCAATACCGCGCCCGTGTTTGCTACTACGTCGGGTTCAAATGTTGTAACCGTAACCGATAGCAATATTACAGCATCAGTTTTGGATTACGTTACATATGTCACGCCCGTAACCGTTGGTGGTTTGGTCCTCAACGGTCCTTACAAAATCCAATCGGCTGCGGGTACGCAATATTCAATTTACGCATCGTCTAATGCGACAGCAACCGCCAATACGTCTACCAACACCGTGGGCGGCTCATTTGTTGTAGGCAATACCTATGAGATTGTCTCGGTAGGTTCAACAAGCTTCACATCAATCGGCGCTGCAGCCAATACGGTCGGTGTTATTTTTACGTCCACCGGCGTAGGTTCTGGATCCGGTACGGCGCGTCTTGTTGCAGAATATGCTTTTGCGACAACAAGTGGTTCATCAATTGTAACCACCTATTTTGACAATCACGGGTTTAACGTAGGCGATTCTTTTTATGTTGGCGTATCGACAACAGTTGGTGGCATCCCGCTTTTCGGACTTTATACCGTTCAAAGTGTTTTAACGACTAGCTCGTTTACGTTTGCGGCTGCAAATAGCGCGACGTCTACTGTTGGTCCAACTACGGCTACCGTCATTAATAGCGGGTTGGTGCAATCCACGTTTTACGTTGCCATCGGTCCTCAACCTTTAGGCACGGGCTTTGGCGTCGGCGGTTTTGGTGTGGGTGGATTTGGTGTCGGCACAACGCAGCCAACCGTCCCCGGCACTGCAATTACTGCTACCGATTGGACGATTGACAACTTTGGCCAAGACCTCATTGCCTGTCCCGCAGGTGGAGCAATCTATTACTGGGATCCAAGCGGTCAGCTTCAAAACGCGCAAATTGTTGGCGGTAATGGCCCATTGGTAAACAGCGGCATTTTCGTCGCCATGCCTGAACGCCAAGTTATTGCTTATGGTTCGTCGTTTACCTTGTCGCCTGATCCTATGCTTGTCCGTTGGTCTGACATAGAAGACTTTACCCAATGGGTAGCAACACCAACAAATCAGGCCGGGTCGTATCGCATCCCAACAGGGTCAAAGATTGTTGCAGGTATTCAAGGGCCACAACAGGGTCTTTTATGGACCGACTTAGACCTTTGGGCGATGCAATATATTGGGCCTCCGTTTGTTTACGGGTTTAACAAAATTGGATCAAATTGCGGCGCTATATCAAGGCACTGCACGGGTCAGTTGAACGGCGCTATCTATTGGATGTCGCAAAAGCAGTTTTTTATGTCGATGGGTTCCGGCCCTCAATCTATCCCATGCCCTGTGTGGGACGTGATATTCCAAAACATTAATACGTCATACCTTTATAAAGTTGCTTGCGGCGTAAACAGCCAATTCAACGAGATAACATGGTATTATCCATCCGCTTCATCCACTGAGAACGACAGCTATGTTAAATACAATACGGTTCTCCAACAATGGGACTACGGTTCTCTTGGCCGGACTGCTTGGATTGATCAATCTGTTCTTGGGTCTCCTATTGGTGCTGGGTCTGATAATTACCTGTATCAGCACGAAGTAGGCAACGACGCCGCCAACGGCACACAAACTACCGCCATGCTATCGTCCTTCCAAACGGGTTATTTCCAACTTAATGAGGCCGACAATTTGATCTTCATTGATCAGATCTGGCCCGACATGAAGTGGGGAACGTATTCCGGCAACCCCAATGCCACGGTAAAAATCACATTCTACGTCACCAATTACCCTGGCGATACGCCAGTGGCATATGGCCCTTATACGATGACGCAAGCCACAGAATACATTTCCGTTCGCATTAGAGCGCGTCTTATGGCCTTCAATATATCATCGAGCGATGTTGGTACGTTTTGGCGTTTAGGTGCAATCAGATATCGCTATCAGATTGACGGGAGGTTCTAATGGCATCACTTGACGATATTTTAACCACGCAGAAAAACGGTGTGCAGGGCATCAACGCTCTTAATCACACCACGCAAAATATTGCCGGCACGATCAACACATATGAAATCAGCACCGCCACATATTTTGCAACAACAATCGGTTGGGTGGCTAAGGTAAGCGTTATTGTCGCGGGTTCCACCACTGGAACCATATATGATGCCAATTCTGTTGGAACTGCCGTAACAGGCACACGTCTTGCGATCATCCCTAACACGGTCGGTATTTACACCATTAATATGCCCGTTAATA